GCGCTTCTCAAAGTGCAAGCCATCACGCAACGCTGTTATTACTGCCAGATCAACTGATGGCACGGCAGACCACCCACCTGTTTTGGATCCATGCCGGCGCAGGAAGCTACCCCCAGATCCTTGATAGTTTTCCCCGTGGGGTCGACGGTGGGGTCATTCGGCAGTAGAAAATTGATACCGCCGAAAGCTATTGCCGCGGCGAACTGAGTGCCCACGCCGGCCGCGAATCCGCCACCGCAGGCAATGCCCTGGTTACCATCCGAGGTACACCCGGGGAATGTTGACGGCGCCGGCGCCACCGTGCCCGATTGCCCGAGACAGAGCCAGGACTCCTGCCACAACTCGTACGCGTAGTAGGTCACGGTCTGAGCGGATGGCAGGCGGAAGGCGAGCGGCACCAGGCGCGTGAAGGTTGCGGTCATGTGATCGCCGTCCCGCCAGGCTAACGGCGCGATCGCCGGCAGTAGTGCCGTGGAGCTCGAGTAAGTGCCCACCTCTCCCTGTGGGATGCCTTGCGCCCGAAATGTGGATTGCTGGATGCCGAGCACGCCATTCTGGTAGACCAATACCGGCCCCACTGGAACCACTGTCAGGGTGTGAGAGCAGCTCGCGGGCGTCTGTCCATACCCATGGGTGCTGGCCAGGCAAAGCAGGGTGATAATTAGGCGGCGCATCAGCCGCCAGCTTCTGAGGTCGGAATGAATTGCCAGCAGCCGCTTGCGGGCTCTTTGGCCCAGGTGCTGCGGGTGTCGATGTTCACTCCGTTAGGCCTGAATACGTGGAGCATCAAAGCCTGTTGGTCTATGACTTCGGTTACGATGGCAGCTCGAGCGACGAGTTCACCACCGGCTTTCAAGGTTCGCGATTCGTAGAAATAAACGCCTTGACCGACGAAGGGGCGGGGTTCGGCTGCTGAACCTGCACCAGATTTCTGTGGCATGAAGGCCTCCAATCTCGGCTCAGTCTACCCCGATTGGGAGGGTCGAACCATGGCCCGCGCTGGACAGGCCGATGCAAAAACCGTCATCGGCCAGCGCTGGATTGAAATAGCGCTGGCCGCCAACGGTTTCGAGTGGCGGCCTGTTGAGCGCGGTCCCCGAGAGAGACACTATCGGTATGCGTCTGTTGCTGCTCGCATTTATCCCTCTTCAACTGTTTGCCCAACAAGTCGAAGTGCATATCAACTGTGGCGGCCCAGCACTAGGAATCTATTCCGCCGACAAGTACTTCAACGGAGGGAATGCCTACAAGACGGCAATGCCCGTTCCCCTTGGCAAGTCTGCGCTACTCGAAACAGAACGATACGGCCAGTTCGCCTACAACATTCCCTTTCGCAATGGGCCGGCGGCAATCACCCTGTACTTCATTGAAAACTCGCTTGCCGTGACGGCTGTAGGGCAACGGATATTTTCAGTCACCGTCCAGGGGGCGGTAGCGATTCCAACCCTCGACATCTTCAAGGAAGTGGGCCTGAACGTGGGGTACACCCGAACACTCACTACGACAGTCACGAACGGGATACTGATGCTGTACTTCTCACCGCTCGGCTACCACCACAATGCTGTCCTCAGTGCGATAGATGCGGTAGCCTTACCCATTCTGCCGACTGTACCGCCAGCAGTGATTGGCTTCCGGCCGACTCGCGCGGCGGACCAGTCTTTCATCCTGCCGGCGCGATCGTTTGCCTGTTACCTGAATGGATTGCGATTGACAGAAGGGGAAGACTACCAGGTGGATTCAACTACGGGAATGGTTACCCCAGTTGTTGGAAGTGCACTAGCAGGAGGGCAGGGAGTTTTAACGTGCGACTACACGCCCAGGTGATACCGTGTGGAATGGCCCGCGCTATTCAGGCGCCTGCAAACACCGTCAGTCGCCAGCGCTAGTGGCAACTTCCTCGAATCCGAGGAAGGGAAGTTCAACAGCCTTGATCCCGTGCAGGGCTATGTAGTGGCGGGACACCAGCCAAGTGCGCCTGCCGACCGTCACGGGTTGGTGAGTACCTTTCGCTTCGATCAGCCGTTCCACGATTCGCCGTAAGTCCGGATCGCTGTAGTGCAGGGGCTTTCCGCAGTGGCAAAGTTCTTCGCTCATACCGGCAGTCCGCCCTCTTTGCGAGCCAGCCGTTTCCCTTCTTCGTCCGATACCAGGGTTAGGGTGATGATGTGGTCTTTCGGGTGAACCGCAATGTTAGAGCGCCCGCTTTCCATGAATCGTTCAATATCCTCGCCCGTGATCTCGACTTTCGTCACCCCGAATTTGTACATCAGGATTGCGCAGAGCTTGTACCATTGCTCCTCGATCTCGTGTACCACGCCGTGGTTTGGGTTGAACGATTTCATATATCGTGCTCCGGATTGAAACCAAGGCGCATCAATTCCACTATCGCGGTGAACCCGTGGGTTTCAAGGCGATCGATGATGCCGTCTATAAGTTCCCTCAAGACCTGGGACGACTGGCCGTTATTTCCGGGGTGACGCAAGGCCAATTGCAACGCGCCCACCACGCACAGGAGGGAGTGCAAATCTAAATGGATGGGCAGGATGAAATCACGGGAGGCCGTAATTTCCCGCGTCACTCTGTCCAACAGTTCGTTTTCGGCGCGTTTGGTCATACGAAGTACCTGCGAAAACTCCAAGGCCCTACATGCCGCATTTCGGGAATCTCAACCCTCGCATACCGATCTGGGTTAACCGTACTCATGTTTTTAAAATGGCAACTACTACAGCCATAACAGCCACACTAAAGGCGTACCAAAACCTTCTTCTCCACATTTTTACTTCAGCATAGGGAGTAAGCCCCTGGGTACGTACTTGGTGAAGGTTCCAACGGACTTCGGTTTCCCAGTTCATTTTTACTCTTCCGGTTTAATAACCTGGAAATCCCCCGCCAGCTCCCCTGCTCCCATGGTGTCGGGCGAGAGCACTGTATCAGCAGTACGCTCGGGTTTGGTGACATCCAAAACCCGCAGCGTTACCAGGGATACCAGCCGCGTCATCTCGAAATTCATGGGCGCGTTACAGGCACGCATGGCGTTCACTGCAGCCCTGTTCGCTTCGAACCAAACGTGAGGGTGACGATGCGCGCCAACCTGCTGGATACCTTCCAGGATGTTCGCGAGCGCTAGCTGCACTGCTTCGTGGTCCGTCATGGCTTACGCTCCAGTGCGGCACACAAGTGCCTTTCCAGGTCTGCCTTTAGCTCCCACCGCAAGATATCGTTCTGCCGAACAATGTCGAGGGCGTGGTAAAGCGCCGCACGCAGCCGTTCGATCTCTTCGATGGCCGCACCCAAAAGCCCGTTGATCGCCACATCGCAGCACTGTGTTGCTTTGAGCCGCGCTAAGATGTCTACGCCAACAGTGTGCGCAGATTGAAGGCTCTCCCGATCTGCATCTAGGGACTCGCGAAGTGGAACTGCTGATTCCTGGTTGCCCTTCAAATCGTTGCCCATTCGAGCTATGCCCCTTTCAAAGTAGACTCGAAAAGCCCGTTGAATTTCAATATCAGCTTTGTAATATCCAACCCATGCACAGCCGCAAAGTCGAGCGGCCCTAAAGCGTGTAGTGATTCGGCACCCGTCTGATGGTGCACCAGACAAAGCGGAATCACCTGCAAGTCTGAAGACTTCGTACCCATTCCATGCGAGCCCGTGTGAGCAGCTTCCACCCTCCTAGTCGATTCACAAACACAGCAGGCGAACCGTCTCACGAACGCCTTGTACTTCTCATTGCGGACTGGCTTACCTCGTTGGTAACCCTGAACTGATCGAACTCCATAGGCCGTAATCATCGGCCATCCAGGAACAGCAAAGCCCCAGCAATAGCCAGAAACCAGACGGCGTACCAAATTCGATCAGGCCAGGAGAGCTTACGGTCCATCATTCTGTCCGCCTGAGAATGTATTCCACTCCCCGAATACGTGCCCCTGGAATAACCGAGCCATCCCGCAATGCTTTCCTGATCCGCTGGTAATCCGGTTTCGACACCATCATGCCGGCAGCCGCGATCGCCTTTTCATCGGTGATCTCGACCGCTTCGTACCGGGACACCTGCAGGCCGGTTTCCTCAGCAGCCCGGCATACTGCGGAGTCCTCAGCGTAAGGTGGCATCATCAGGCACCACCTTTACGCTGCAGGCCAATGAAGGCGGAAAGCATTACCGTACGAACCACGGCATTCGGCACACCCTGGGACTCCGCATGAATGCAGGCCTGAGCGTAAACGTCTATCAAGGCATTCGTCTGATTGAGCAGCGTGACGCCCCAGGGTTGCAATTGCTGAGCCTGCGGAGCCCGTGATGGCATTGCTACCGGGCCATAGGTTCCAGTCCCCTGTGATTGAACGGGTGGGGCACTGGCGGCCGGCTTACGCTGCTGGGACTCGTGGATGGAAGCTGCTAGCTGGCGTTCGAGCAATGACGGCGGTTCGTCCTGCATCTCTGCGCGAGCCCGCGACTTTTCACCCTCTGGAGCCAGCCACACGTCGATATAACCCTGTTGCGCCTTGCCAGTGGCTTTCTTGCAGATGTAGAATTCTTCCCGGTTGCCGAGCTGCAGGCCGTAAATCTTGTTGGCGATTCCCAGGGAAAGGTAAGCACTGCGGCCGTCAACCAGCCCGAAGTACACCTGCTTCTCATCACCGAATCGCGAGTCGCAAATCTTGCCCGTGGGGTATTTCAAGGCGATCCGCTCGGGCACGTTCGGCTGGAGCATGAGTTTCGATGGCGCGTTTCCGTTGTTGTTCATTTACTTTTCCTCCTGGTACAAATCCAAAGTCCGATTCCGTATGCGAGCAGTTGAAAAACACCCCAAGCGAGGAGCTTCATTTCGCCCTCATGTAATGCAGCACCAGAAATTCAGGCACCGCGTAGTCGTTGCCGACGTGCTTGCGTCTCGCGAAGTAATAAGCGAGCGGCGCGGCATTGCGCTCCAGGTAAAAGTGAAACCGTTGAAGTAACGTCATTACGCGACCTTCCTTTGAGCTAAGAGCACCGACAGACGCGCCTGAATCCGGACAATTTCCTCTTCCCGCTTCGCATCGGCCTTGACCGCTTCGCCCATGCACTCATCGCAGACGAGGAAGGCCGCATCTGAAGGTGTGGGGTACAGGTGGTCTGTGGTCGATTCGCAGTTCATGCACTGGGGACCGGCTGCGTTGTACTCCGCATCCTCGATCACTTGCAACCTCCGCAATTCGACGCATGCCCCGCAGAGCAGGTCGTTACCCGTGCCGATGTTTTCGGCTCCTGGGCACATATCGCACGTGGCATTGCCGCAGTCATCGCAGTCGGCAAGGGTTGACCATTCGCGCGAGTCGCAGGTGTCGCAGCAGGTTGTTGTGTGGGGTGAGGTGGGCATGTAATTAGTATATGATGCCCGACTATTAAAATACAAGAGAAAAATGGTATATTATGGTTGACCAATGACGATACCGGCAAGTATGGTGTGCAAGTGTCTCCGGTGCGGCCACGAATGGGTGAAGCGGATAAGCGGTCGCCCGAAGTATTGCTCTGGCTGTAAGGAGTCGAACTGGGATGTACCGGCGGGCAAGCTGCCGCGTGGACGTCCCGTGACAAAGAAGGCATCAAAGAAGGGAAAGTAACCGATAAGCCTAATTAGATGCAGGTGAAAAAAGAGGACCAACCCATGCCAGACGCTTTGCTCGACGTTTTCACTCACGACCCGGTGGAGGAAAAAATGGAAGCCTACATTCGATCGGAGGAGTTGGCGGCAATAGCGAGATATCGAGACATGCCCCGCGTGGCTTCACCTGAACAAAAGGTTCGCACCCTGGTCTGGCAAGATTGGGCAGCAATCGCTTTATGGCTGGTCCTGTCAATGGTGTTTGCGCCTTCCTTGATCGCTACCGCCGGGTGGGAATCGCTCGCGGCAAGGATTATCAGCGGCAGCATAGCGGCACTGGTGTTACCGAGTGGAGTTGTCCCGTTCCTTTACTTGATGGCGAGGGCGAAGGCGAATTGATTCCTGCCTTAATTGAGTACATTTCACTCTGATATTGCCGCAACATCGAAGTAACGTTATGAAATGTGCGATCTATGCTCGCGTCTCGAAGAAGGAAGGCCAGGATACCGAGAACCAGCTCCTCGACCTCCGCCGGTATGCGAAGGCGCAGGCCTGGGAGGTCGTTGAATACATCGACCACGACACCGGCAAGCACGCGAACCGGGACGCCTTCAAAGAGCTGGTAGCGGATGCCAGCCGGCGGAAGTTCGGGGTAGTCCTCGTGTGGGCACTCGATCGCTTCACCCGTGAGGGAGTGCTCGAGACGTTCGGCCACGTCCGGAAGCTATCCGACTACGGCGTACAGTTCGAGAGCTACACCGAGCCATTCTTCCGCACCACGGGGCCCGCTGGCGAGCTGCTGATGGCCGTCCTTGCCTGGGTGGCGAAGCAGGAACGCCAACGCATCAGCGATCGCACCAAGGCCGGGTTGGCCATTGCCCGCTCCAAGGGGAGAGTCGGCGGCCGGCCGGCCAAAGTCTTCGACCGTGACCGAGCGCGCGCGATGCGCAACCAGATTCCGCCGATGAGCTGGCGGGCGATCGGCCTCGAGTTGGGGGTGGCACATTCCTCGATTCGGGACGCTCTAAAGCCTGTACGAGAAACGTCTCGCCCAAAACGCAAAAAGCGCGTTGCAGACAAGTCCTGACGTTTTGGTCCTGAAGTGTACGGGAGCGATCGTTTATGCACAGCCTGCAACCCCTATCTTTGCTGTGCTTTGCGCGCTAACTGCTCACCCAGCCCATGCGATTCTGGCAGCATCATCCCCTCGAAAACGCGCCCCCATTGACGAAATTGGACAACCAAACCGACCCCCCGCAGCCTCATTTGAAACGACCGTTTCACTACGGTATGAGGGGATGCTACCCTCTCCAAGAGGAGTAAAACATGCCCAAAGGTGTACCAGCCACAGGAGTTAAGCAGTCGGCCGCGTTGAACAAGCCTTTCGCGAAACCCGCGGCGAACGCAAAATCCGTTTTGATCGATGTCGAACCGAACACCGGCGCCGTAACGATCAACGCGCCCAGCATCGACATGATCGCCCCTGCGCTCGAGAAGCTCAAAGTCCGGACGGCCGGCGCCGGCGCGTAATTCTGCCGCAAGCATGGTAAAGACCTCGGGGGAGGTTGGCCACACCGGCAGACCAACGGAGCGGGCCCGCGTCCGCGAATTCGTCCGCTCCGTTTGAACCCTTGAGTTTTCTAAAGTGCGACTTTCGATTGCTCACCGGCCAGCCCCAGGGCGATCATGCCCAGGCACCCCGGCGAGCCACACTCACAAGGCGGCACGTGCAAACCCTCGAGCGATTCGGTATCCCGTGTCAGGCAGGCAGGATGCTCGAGCACCCACAGGACGAGCTGCAGCCTGTTCACGCGCGCGCGATCGCACATTGAAGTCAGGCGCGAATTCACCGTTGAAACTGCGATCTCCATCGCGCCGGCGATGGCCTTCACATCGAGCCCACCGAAAACCTTCTTCACGATTTCACGGTCCTGACGGTCAAAAGTGACGGACATTGGCCCAAGCCCCTATTTATTCAGACAGTCTCGCCCGATTACTGGCAAATTGCCAGATTTCAGCAATTGAATTGAACGGAAGCCACGCCACCAGGCCCAGACTATAGGTATATGCGCCCCGATCCTCAATCCGCGGCACGTCAGGCGATTGTGGATGAGTACGGCGAAGTGGACCGAAAAGTAAAACTGTGGACACCCACGGTTAACCCTCACCTCCAGCGGCGCGCCGAATTACAGGCCGTCATCGAAAGCTGGTACGAAGACTACGCCCCAGGCCTCGGCGGCATCCAGCAGGGCAAGCAGTATCAGGTAGAGGTGAGCCCCCAACAGTGGCAGCAGAGCCTGACAGCGGAAACCCAGGCCAAAGCCTTCGCCCTCATTAAACGCGCCAAACTCATCGACCCCTTTACGATCTTCACCACCACTTTGGCGGCCTTAAAGTCGCACCTCGGCCAAGCCTTCCTCGACTCTCACGTACCCCGAAATCGCACCGGCCGGCGAACCATTACCGTGGTAGCCAAAGCTGAGCCCGTGCTTGCGAAGGTTGCCTAATGGAAATGAAACCGGTTGACAGCTCAAATGTGCACTCAGTTGGCTACGATCCGGAATCCCAGACGATGCGGGTAGCCTTCCACAACGGCGCCACGCACGACTACAGCGAAGTACCACCCGAAACGCACGCGGCCCTTATGGCCTCCGACTCAGTAGGCGCCCACCTGCACAAGCACGTGAAGAGCGCGCATTCGTCCGTCCGCATTAAGTAGTTTCCCATCGCTCCAATCTGGGGTGAACCCACCGAGGCACATCGACAGCTATGTCACACAGCAAGTGCGGCACGTTGGTATGGAGTTCCGCCGGCGAGGCCTGGACATCAAAGCGCGGCGCCCGGCGTCTCATCGACCGGCAATTAGCGGAACGGCAGCCAGACGGCACCCTTCGGATGTACGAATCCGACTACCGTTTCCGTTCAGAGCCTCAATGCACAAGCGGCCCCGATTTGCAGTCTATGTTACGCCCGTTTCCCATCGACAAGCACCTCCAGGATGACCGGGCAGTGCTGAAATACTGGCCCGATCAGACGAGTTCCGGAAGCAAGGCCGCGTGAGCATGCCTGATAGCCCCAGACGCAAAAGAGATGGTACGGGTTTAGGCGTTGACATGCACGGCGGGCCGGTTATCGACCCGACACAAAATGTCCTCGACCTGGTGCATGCGGCGATCAATCGCCAGGACGATCTTCGTCAAGCGCATGACGAACTCAATGCGAGCGGGGTAGCTCACCACAAGGAGATGGCGGAACTACGGGCGTCTCACTCGCGGGAACTTGCATCCAAGGAGTCCTCCCGCCTCGACGCAATCCGGCAAGTCGATCAGTTGGCCGTCACCCGCGCAGCGGAACAGACATTGACGGCTGTCAATGCACTGGCATCGAGCCAAGCGCGAGAGGCTGAAACATTGCGCAACTCGTTGACCTCTACCGCCGCTGCATTGGCAACACAGAACGCCGATACCGTCAAACAGATCAGCGATCGCATTTCTTCACTGGAGCGATCGAGCTACGAAGGCAAGGGCAAGCAGGCGGTATCCGATCCCATGTTGTCCGAGCTGGTGGTGGAAATGAAGAGCCTGCGGGAATCACGCGCCACCGGCACCGGCAAAACGCAAGGCATCAGTGCGGCATGGGCCGTGCTCCTGGGCGTGGTGACGTTGATAGTTGGCCTGATCACCGTAGGGGCATTCGTGTTCACCCGGCCATCAAGTAGCGCAGCGCAACCGCCCGTGTATGTGGTGGCGCCGAATGGCACGATGTTGCCGTCGCCGCCACCTGTCAGCAAGTAAGAACAAGAGGTAAATAAACGTGGGACTGATTCAAATCGTTGTCGTTCTAATCGTCGTGGGCGTGTTGCTCTGGCTTGTGCAGACGTACATTCCAATGGCGGCGCCAATCAAAACCATCATCACGATTGTGGTGATCCTGTTCGTCTGCATTTGGCTGCTGAGTGCTTTCGGCCTGCTATCCGGCGGCCCGTACCTCGGGAGTAGGCCATGAACTGGCTTAAATTGCTATTCCAATTTTTCCCGCTCGTCCTCCAGGGCGTTGTGGCCATCGAAGGCGCCGTCAAAGCACCCGGCGCGACGAAGAAACAAATCCTGTTGAACGTCATCACGGCAGGCGCCGGCATCGCGCAGCAGATCCCCCAGGTGGACGTGCAAAAGGTCGGCACCGTCATTGATGCGGTAGTCGGCGCCCTCAACAAATCGGGCGTGTTCACGAAGGACACGCCGGCAACCGTCCCGGGCCCGGTAGTGATCACGGACAACACCATCAGCGGCGGCGGCACTGGCACTATTAACTTCCCCGGCACGGGCAGCAGCGCTGGCCCGGTCGTCATCAAACCGTCCGCGTAAGTTGGTCCCCCTTGAGCCCCTGTGGAGTTCCTCTTCCCCAACCCGATGCAGCGTCACCACCGGATGAACCGGAAGTTCACCAATGGGGCAGCTACGACCCTACGCTGGCCGAAGAGATTGAAGGCTTCCTGGTGACACTGCCCGGCTGGTTGATTGAACCCGCTGCAATGACGGAAATCCTCGCACTCCTGCATGCTGCTTGAAGACGAAAACGAAGACGACGACGAACAACCGCTAGGCCCCGCGGATCCGAGCGTCTGGCCAGGCGTACTACCAAAACAGGCGGCCTTCCTGACCGCCTTGGTAATGTTCGCAGGCCACCGTACGAAGGCAGCCAGGGCGGCGAAGATCTCGCGAGCGCTCACGTATCACTGGCAGGATACCGACGCTACTTTCAAATTGTTGCTGGAACGCGCACAGCGGCAGGCCTTCGGCACTCTCGAAGACGAGATGATCCGGCGCGCCCATGACGGCATCAGCCACGGCATTTATTACCAGGGTGAACGGGTCGCATTCGAGCGGGTTTATTCAGACGGAATCATGATGATGCTGGCCAGGGCAGGGGATCCGAAGTACCGCAGCTCGGAATTGCAGGTCAAGGGAACAGTGGATCTGAAATTTAAGGGCGAGCTCGCGGACCTCCTCGACGTGTACCGGCAACTGACGAAGACAGCAGAATGACCCCCACGCTCACCAGCTACGAGGCAGAGCAGCTTATCCGGGGATTCTCGGACCATGCGAAGTTCTGCCAGCACCTGCAAATCCGCAATAAAGACGGGGTGACCGTCCCCTATCGCAATTCTCCGGCAGGGGCGAAATTGAACCGGGCAATTCGTAAGCAGGAACTCGCCGGCGACCCCGTGCGCGTGGTCATGCTGAAAGCGGGCCAGGTCTGGGCCTCGAGCAGTGCGGCAACCGAACTATTCCGCAGGATTCCATTCTTTCCCGGCCGGCGCGCACTCGTCTTGGCCGACAGCGACCAGCACGCGGACCTTGTTTTCGAGTATTACCAGCAGTACATCCGCTCCTATGCGGACAACCCGTACGGCTCGGAACTGAATTCAGCCATCGAACTACCCGACCTGATCAAGGACACGGAGCGGCACATCCGCTGGTCTAACGAGAGTTCCATCCTGGTCGGCACCGCCTACAATGCCGACATCGGCCGAAGTGCACCGTACAACTGGGCGCACCTCTCGGAAGCAGCTTTCTACCGCAACATGGGCACGCTCATGACCGGCTTAATGCAGAGAATCCCGAACTCTGCGGATTCAGGCGTGATCATCGAATCCACAGCCAACGGCACCGGCGGAGACTTTTACGACCTGTGCCAGCGCTCGATGGATCCACGGCGCGCCACTGGCTGGGCATTCGTATTCTTCGGCTGGTGGGAACACCCCGAGTACCGCATGCCGACACCGGCAGGCTTCAAAATCACGCGCGATGAACTGGCGGAAGTCCAAAAGTACAACCTCCATATCGATCAGATCGCATGGCGCCGGCGGCAGATCGATACCGCGTGCGAGGGCAAGATTGAGCGCTTCCGCCAGGAGTTTCCCGGCAACCCGCAGGAAGCCTTCCAGGCGTCTGGCCGAACCATCTTCGACATGGTGGCAGTCGGCAGAATGCGCACGATCCAGGACGGCATGCGCGGGAAGTTGCAGGTGGTCGACATCGGCACCGAGAAGCGCGTACAGTTCCAGCAGTCGGAAGACGGCCGCGGCGAACTCGTCATCTACCAACTGCCCCGTAAGGGCGGGCACTATGTAATCGGCATCGACCACGCGGAAGGAATCGACCCCAAAGCGAAATCCGCCGGCAGCTCGGATCCAGACTACTGCTCGGCCACAGTCCTCGATGCGGACACCGGCGAAGAAGTCGCCAAGTTAAAAGAGCGATACGAACCGCACCCGTGGGCGCAGGCCTGTTACCTCCTGGGCAAGTTCTACCGCTGGGCATTCCTCGCACCCGAACAGAAAGCAGTGGGCAAAGCGATGATCGGGCAACTGCTGGCCCTGCAGTACCCACAGGAATTGATTTACAGCAAGCAGCGGGATCCAAGTGACCGCAGGACGCCACTCTTGCAGGAACTGGGATTCGACACAAATTCGGTTTTCAGGCCCGTGCTGATTTCAGGCCTCGACCAGGCCTTGCGCGAGTCCGCAATACAGGTGCACGACCCCGAGACGCTGCAGCAGCTTCGCGAATTCGTGCGCAAGCCGAACGGCAGGGAAGAAGGCACCAGCCACGATGATGATGTCTTCGGCCTCGCGCTGGCTGTAGAGGGATTGCCATATGCGCGTCGTGCTTTCCTCTACAGGGAATCCCGATCCAAAGAAGACACCCAGTGGAAGCCCCAACGCTACGGGCAGCAGGTAAAAGAACTCGATGACGACTAATCGGGCAAGCCATATCACGCCTGAGAGCATCCGCCAGCAGAAACCCGGCCACTTCCCAGGCGAAGTGCGGCCCTACCATCGAGCCCTCGGCGTCAAGCTGTACAACGAGCCCCCAACCCTGCTCGGTAAGCCCTTGTGCCGCAGAGAGCGCGATGTTCTAGCGGCCCTCGGTGAAGGACTGTCCAATAAAGCCATCGGCTACCAACTGGGGATCGCGGAGGGCACCGTCAAGATGCACCTGTGGCGTGCGGCTCGAAAGACCGGCTACAGCACACGAATCGAACTCGCCTTGTCTGGCGTGCGGCGGGAAAACGCACTCCTCAAATGGGCACTCATGACGCGGCTTCGCGAGGAAGCGCAAACCCGGGGAAGGTTTGAGCCTTCGTATGACTAAAGCCCTGACGTACGACGAGTGCCAATCCATCAGCGATTTGTGGCACGGCGAACCAGTGGACGAGGCGGACCTCGCGCCCATCCTGTGCAAACTCGACTTGCGCGATCGCAAAGAGCTAAGACTGTGGGCAAGCCCGCTGACGAATCGTGACCTCGACCGGCTGTTACACCGCGAAGTCGCCCCACTCGATATGTCGTATGAGGGGCAGGTCTACCGTTTCAAAGTCGGCCTGATCAAGGATGCGGTGAAGGCTTGCGGCGGTAACAGGGCGCATGCGGCCGTGTCGCTGAACCTGGCGCGCAATACGGTCTTCAAAGTTTTGCGGCTCGATTCGCGGGCCCGTATGGCTAATCATGGCTGACCACGACGGCAATTGTTCAAACCCGTATCACCCCGACCCCGCAAAGTGCTGCGAAGCCTGCATCTTCGGCACTGGCGAGCATGCGGACTGGTGTACGTACGTGCTGACAAGAGAAATGCTCGAGGAAGGTTTAGCGGAATTCCAAAAGATGGGCACCCGTGGATAAATCGTTTCAGATCAAATTGAGCGATGCCGAAAAGCAAAAGCTCATCGCGCGTATTGAGCAGGACTTTCAAAACGCCAAAGCCTCACACATGCGCTGGAGCGAACGTTGCGCGTCATGGATGAAGAAGTGGGAAGCCCGCGTTAGTCCATCCTCCATTGGTGACGAGGACAAACCGAACCAGGTTGTACCGCTTGTGCAGTGGCAGACCTTCAACAAGCTCGCCCGCGACTTGCAGGCCCTGTTAGGCGACAACGCAGAGATTACCGCACGTGCGACGGGCCCATCGGACAAGGGCAAGGTGGCAAAGATCGGCAGGTGGATGACCTCGCGCCTGTTCGATCAGATGGAAATTACGAATCCGCTTTGTGAATTCGAGTTCCGCCGAATTCTCAACGGCTGGAGTGCAGCCTATCGCCCCTGGTACAAACGCGAATTCGACACCCTGGTAAACGGCAAGCGTAAGAGAGTCTGCGACTACGAAGGCCCCGGCTTTTTCCCGCTCGAGCCTGATGACCTGGTGGTACCGGCTGAGCGCGGAGTGAAGAGCCTGCAAGATTTCAGCTTCATCATACGGCGCGTACCTGTGACCGTAGACGATCTGCAGCATGGAGACGGCACGCTCTACCAGGGCACCTCAGACCCCGAATTCGTAAAGAAGGCTATCGACTGGGCGCAGACCGGCCAGAACGATTACACGATGTCGTCCGACCCCGTGCGCACCGAACGCGAACGCTCGGAAGGTGTGGACTACGACAGCTATACGTTAGGGCGGCGCATCATCTGGACCTGGGAATGGTACGGCAAATGGCGGATGCTCAAAGGCGGCGATGCGGAGGAGAACGAACTCGGCAAGCGCGACCAGTACGAGAGTGACATCGTAATCCGCTTCATTCCCGGCATGCGCGAAATCATCGGCTGCCAGGACTTGCTCGAGCTGTACCCGAAGATGAGGAACCGCAGACCCTTTGTGGAATCGACCCTCATCAAGGACGGCACGTACAGACCCAAGGGATTCGGCGCACTCCTGGGAGATCTCGAGGACGATGCCACCGCGAACTCGCGCCTATTCGCTTCTGCCGGCGAGCTGAGCGTCTGGCCCATCATTTTCTACAAGCCCGGCGGCGGCATGAAGCCCGGCAACTTCCGGCTGAGTCCCGGCGATGCGATCCCGACCGAAGATCCGGCGAGCGTCAACGTGATCAAGTTGAATCCAAACCTTGATTTCACGATCGCGAGACAGCAAGACATCCTTTCGGTCGCTGAGCGCGTCACCGGCATCACCGACCAGTCGCTAGGCCGTGCAATCGATCGACCGAGCGCCCCCAAGACCGCAACCGGCCAGCTCGCACTGATCGAAGAAGGAAACGTACGCGCCTATCTGGATGCCACGATTCTACGCGAGGACATGGAGCACATAGTCGGAGAAATCTGGGAATTAGACGTTGATATGGTGCCGAACACCGAGCCCGGCCTCTTCTTCAGAGTCACCGAAGAGCAGGCGGACGGCCTGTTTGATGTGCGGCAAGGCGGCGCCTACATGACGCCCAAGGAATTCGGCGGCCGCTACGACTTCAAGCTCAAATTTGCGACCACGGTATACGCCCGCCAGGCGAAAAAGCAGGAGTTTCTAGCCTTCTATCAGGCGGCCGTCATGAACCCGCTTTGCATGCAAAACCCCAAGGCACTCTGGACGCTCTTGAACATGCTGGCGAAGCAATTCGACATCGAATTCTCGGATGTGATCCCGAAACCGGCAGACCTCGACCAGCCGAAAACGCCCGAGCAGGAATGGGTGGAAATGCTCGAAGGCCAGGAAGTCGAACCGAACCCGATGGACGACGACGCGGCCCATATCCAGGCGCATATCAAGCAGCTCGAAGACGAGCGCAAGGACCCCGATCGCGACGTGCAAGCCATCGGCCTCAATGTGAAACACGTACTGGCGCATCAGCAACAGATGCGGACGAAACAGTTAATGCAGGCCATGACTTCGCAGCTTGTACAGCAGATCACTCCGCCCCCGGGCCAGCAGCAGGCCCAGCAGCTCGCCCAACACGTTGGACTGATGCAGCAGGCGTACGGCGGCGCCCCACCTCCGCCACAGCAACAGGGCGCACCCGGCGACGTGCCCCCACCTGATCAGGCATTCGGCGCGCAGGCGGCACAGCAACCCGTTGAAGGCCAGATGTGACCGACCCCGACAGCGCAGAACTCGACGCCATCAAGGAACTGAAAGACTCCCCCGGCTATGCCCTGGTAGTGGAGCGAATCAACGAAGAGCTGCACCGCAAACGGCTAATTCTTGAAATGTTGGGCCCTGAGCAACACTTCGCCCGCACGCAAGGTTACATCGAAGCGCTTCGTATGGTGCTCACGATCCCCGAAATATTAGCGAACGAATTGAAGGAACAAAAATAATGGAAACGATTCAGCAGAACCTGCAACCGATCCCCACGCCCGTAGGCGGCACCATCGAGAACCCCGGCACCAGCCGCGGCGATGCAACCCAAAACCTCCAAGCCAATGCAGAGTACATGTGCGCGCAACTGAATGCGAAGCTCGTTGCGGCACTCGACGCCCGCGACGAATCGTATAACATCATGCTGCGATCAGGCAGCTTTCCGAAGCTCGGCCCGCCTCCCGTTGGTGATCGCTCGTGGGTGGTTGTGCCTGCCGATGGCTCACCCGATGGAATGCCCGGCTACGACCAGGTGGGACCGCCGGTAATCTCGACAATCGAGATCCTCAAGGGCAATAACGCCTTGGTTGGTAAGCAGAACGCTACCCCCGACGTTACCGACATCGGTATCGAGTTCTCGCCCGGCTGGTTCAATGTAGGCCCGACCGACTCGCGCCCGAACGGCTTTGAAGTCACGCTACCCGGTCCCAAGGGAAATATCATCACACTCCGCAAGATGATCGTCCCGTGGGGCGGCAAGTACGAACAGGTGGCCTAATGTTTATGTCCCCTGATGCTCCACGCTTTGGGCACGAACCCGAACCGCCGGCAGAGAAGCCAATTCCTATCGTGCACGACCCCACCGCTGGTATGGAACCCGACCCAGGCGGCGACACCCCGGCATACGACCACGGCGAACCGGCACCCGAGCTAACCCGCGTCAACCGCGTTTCAGGCCACGAAGTAGCGGACAAACTTCGCCAGGAGCGCAGAGTAAAGCGCCTGGAAGAAAAAGGATACTGACGATGTTCACCAAGAAAGCTCCGCCCTTCGCGAAGGGTGCACCAAAGAAGAAGGGCAAGCCCGCGGCGAAGACGGCCGGCCCGCCTCCCGCGTGGCAAGGTATCGGCAATAAGATGCTCGCAGGTAAGCCCGGGCCCGGCGCCTGCTAAATGAGCCCGGCCTTTCAGATCGGTGAACAGTGCCACTACTGCCAAAAGTGGCGATGGCCTGCCGATATCATCCACCAACCAGGTGGAGTGAAGATCTGCCAACAGTGCGAATGGCGGCACCTCGAAGCGCTCAAAGCACTATCAACCGGCCAGTTCAACGGCTCCTGTAGTGAATGCGGCAAGTCTCGAGAACAGCTCCGCAGCCCTGACGGGAGAATGGCCATTCATTTTGAAAACGGACTCTACCGCGTGATGTGCGTGAAATGCGATCGCGCCTATGTCCGCAAGCGTAAAGACCTGTACGCCGATACCGAATTCGGCCACTCGATCGGATTGAAATGACTTACGTATTTCAGCTCGAAATACAGATGGCTCCTGGGCAAGAGGACACGCATGCGGCTCTTACGGCCGTGCTGAGTTCGATAGCTACGGAGTTTGCCGCGCTCAAGAAGCCGGGCCAGGATCCGCCATTCCGACTCACCGTAGTCGATCTTGGGCACAACAAACGATACGGCGTAACGGATACAAAGGCCCGCTAAGAGTTCGCCGAATCCAAGGAGAATATGGAACCTGATGAAGTGCTCGGCAACGAGCCACCCAACCCCGATGTGCCTGCTAAAGGCCAGGGAAAAGACGAATACGTACCACTCACCCGCACCGAAGCGGAATCACTCAGACGCGAGCGCGACGAAGCCCGCGAATCTGAACGCTACTGGTCGGCACACGCACGCGGCAACGGCCAACAGCAGCAGGCAGCCGAACCCGAGGCCGAAGACGGAAGCGAATTCTACGCCGAAGAAACCCCGGCCGATGACGATGACACACCGGAAAAGCTGGTCGATGACTTCGCAGCCACCGGAGTGAAGGCACTCCAGAAACGTGGCTTCATCACCGCGGCCGACGCGCAACGGCTAGCCGTCGATACGGCCGTCAAAGTCTCGCGTGAAATGATCAACCGCGAGCGGCAGAAGATGGGCTCGGATACCAAGATCCTGGCGGACTTCCCGGAACTCAAAGACGAGAAATCCGACCTCTACAAGGAAACGGCCAAGCACTATCAGGAAGCCGTGGCGATGGATCCGAGCGCGGTAAAGAGCCCGGCAGCCCTCTATCTGGCAGCCAAAACCGCACGCGCCACATTGAAAGCCAAAGCCGCACCCAGGCGCGACGATGACGACGACAGGCCCGAACCGGAAAGCGATCGCAGAGCACGCGCCAACTCCCAGGACGGCAGGGCAAAGCACAGGGCGGAAGTCGAAGACGATGACATGCTCGGCTCGGAAGCCCGCTCGATCGTGAAGTCGATGGGCATTACAGAGGCAGAATTCAAGGCCTCGCGTAAAGAGACAGCAGGCGCAGGAAGGCGACGATGAAAAACGAAGAGAAACGCGCACGGCAGGAAGCGGCCGGCATTCCGGAGTCACCAGGAAATCGCAGTCCCGAAGAGATCCCGACCGGCGAGACTCGTATTCTCCAGGCGCATATCAACGGCGTGCTAGTGGCAGACCTCAACCTACCCGGGCATGTGCTCGCGGCACTGGACTGGAATCTGACCGATGAAGGCATTGTCGAGTTCAACTCTCGCCCCAACGTGCGCGAGGCCTCTGGCGTAACGCTCGGACAGGATGAATTCGGCAAGGCGCTCGAGCAACGGCGCGACGAAGTAAAAGAGCGCGACTTCCCCGCGTATGAAGCCCGCGACCCGCTCAAGGAAGTAGCCGACCGCTACACCACACCGGGCATGCGTCCGAAGTTCTTATCAGGCGCCCGGGTGAAGGAAGGCGGCGGTACTGGAGACTATGAAGTCGTGAAGTACCCGGAAGGCCACAAGAAGGCCGGCGATGCGGTCATGGTCAAGGGCATGGTGCTCGGACAGATGCCGGAAGCTCGAGCAGTGGCACGCGGCAAGCACTACCGGGACCGCGGCAACCAGCTTTTAGCGCAGATTGAACAGGCGCATAAAGCCGAAGGCGGAGTAGTAGACCGCTAAAGAATTACAGGAGGGGCCAACTCGGGCGACGGCTCGGGAAGGCGGTTAGAAAGTAGCTTACGGCTACCCTCACCTCGTCATCAGCAGTAACCGACCACGCGAAGCAGGCGCTTCCATCCAACCGTCCCGCAAGGGCACCCGGAAGCGGTTTACCTCACCTGCCATTGTCTTCGCTCCATGAGGCAACACCAACAACTCTAGGAGTGTTTCACTATGGCAAATCCTAACGCGCCCTTTGGCTTTCGGCCAACGATGCGCACACTTAGCGGGGCAGCCGGAACTCTGGTTCCAGCCCACAAACTAGTTGGCTACGGTACCGCCTTATTCGTAGGCGATGCTGTGACCCACGCAGCCGCGGGCACCAAGCCCAATCTGTGTATCGATGCGGCAATCACCCCGGGCACAACCCCCGTGCTCGGCGTCAACCTCCAGTGGGGCGCCGTCTCGACCGCGACCGATCACACGATCATCATTGCGAAAGATGCGGTCTTTATTGTGCAGGGCGATGGCTCAGGCGCTACCTTCCTGGTAGCTGCCAGCCTTCAGAAGACGGCCAACCTCGTACTTACCGCGGGCAACGCCTCGACCAAAGTCTCCAAGCACTCGCTTTCGGAAACCTCACTGGCCGCGACCAATACCCTCGACCTCAAAGTAAGAGGCCTCTACCAATCCCCCGATAACGTCCTGGGGCAGTATGCCAAGGTCTTCGTGACCTTCAACAACCTGGTTGAATCCGACCAAAAGGCGGGCATCTAGCCATGATGATTCGTGGACAATTCTCCGATTTCTTTTATGAGACGATGCTCCCCGCGCTCAATGCCAAAATCTGGAAGAGCTTCAACGCTAAGAAGGCGATGGCGAAACAGTTCCTTTCGAGCGATACCACCACGCGCTCGATCGAGCAGTATTCGTTTATGGCCGGCGTCGGACTGCCGACCCTGGTAGGCGAAGGCGAAGACACCCCGACCGATAACTTCGTTCAGGGGTTCAACAAAACGTTCAAGCCCGTGAAATATGGGCTCGGCATTCCCGCCAGCCAGGAGCTGGTAGAAGACGACAAGGTGGGCATCATCGGCAAACGCTCGGTGAAACTCTCCGATTCGATCTTCCAGGCCCGCGAGATTCAGGCGGCCTCCGTCATCAATAACGGATTCGCCCTGACCGACTCGGCCGGCAACTCAACCGCACTGCCAGACGGCAAGGCGCTTTTCGCCAGCGATCACCCGCTAGTGAAATCGGGCGGCACGCAAAGCAATATCCTGTCGGTTGCGGCCGATCTGGACGTAGCGTCTCTGGAACTCGCACTCACCGACTGGGAACTGATCAAGTCGCATGAAGGCTTCCTGCAGATGCTGCCGACCCCGCGCGTATTCACCGCTTCTCAGAACCGCTGGAACGTGGCGGAAATCCTGAAGAGCCAGATGCGCTCGGACACAGCAAACAACACGGCCAACGCCTTCAAGTACACCGAGAACGGCGGAGTCATCGAGTCCCTCACCTGGGCCTATTTGACCGACCCGGACGCCTGGGGCCTTATCGGGCCTCCGGACGAAACCGAACTGCTCTGGCTCGACCGCAAGGCGCCTTACACCAAGGCGGACTACGTGGAAAAAAATGAGACGGGCATTGTTTATATGCGTTACAGGGCCACTTACGGCGCCTACGGTTGGCGTGCTATATACGCTACTCCTGGCGCATAATCGAAAGTCTCACCGTTAGCAAACCTCAACCAGGGGGGCTCCCAAAGGGCCTCCCTACTTTTCCCAACCCACAAGCTATATCCTGAGCGGCCCAAGGGCAGCCAGCAGACCAAAAGGAAATCATCATCATGGCCGTTCCCACCAATCGCGAATCAACGAGATTTTCAAGCCTTCTTGTAAAGGCGATGCGTACCGATGCGCAATCCGTCGCCAAAGTACCGGTGACGATCAAAGGAGTAGCAGGACAGACCGCCAACCTGCTCGAGCTCCAGGACTCGACCGGCGCCGTCCTCTATCGCATCGACTCGACCGGCCGCGGCGCCATCAACGCGACCTCGAAAACCATCATCGACAGTGCCGCTACCTCACTGGTAGATGTGGCCTGCGCAGCCTCGGCAATGGTGGGCGGCAATCTCCACTATGTCGTGCGGGCAACCGATGGAACGGACTTCCAGGCGCTCTCGGGATTCGTCACCTACTCGGGTGTGAACAAGGCGGCCACCATCACCGGCACCGTTACCGAACTCGCGACCAACCAGGCGAAGACCGTCTCGGCCGGCACCCTCACCCTGGCCTGGACGATCGTAGCCGGCGCGAACAAGCTCACCATCAAGGTGCAACCCACGGGCTCTTTAACCGAGACTACGCCCTATGACATCACCTTCACCATTTCGCCAATCGTCGGCGCAGTAACGGTGCTCTAAATGGCGCGCAACAAATCGGTAGCAACAGTCACCATCGCCAACGGCGCCTCCCTCTCAGGCGCCATCGCGCTCGGGGATAAGGTGCTCTGTGCCATTCTCATGCCGGCGGCATGGACAGCCGCGGCGCTCAGCTTCCAGGCGTCAGACGACAACGGTACAACCTTTGGCGACATGTTCGACGACGGCGGAGTGGAAATCAGCATTCCGACCGCGGGCGCCGTGGCAGGCCAGCGCATCTCGGTTGACCCTTCCATGTTCGCCGGCGTTGACGTGCTGAAGGTACGCTCGGGCCTCACTGCGGCGGCCGTGAATCAGGGCGCGGCGCGTGTGGTCACTCTCATCTCAAGGAAATTCTATGCGCTGGATTAAAGCTGCTCTCCTGCTTATGCTGCTGGTGGTACCGGCCTCGGCGCAATTCGGCAACAATGCCACCAGGCTACGAGGCAAGAACCTTTGCAACCCGCTCGCCCCAACCGACGGGCAAGCGCTCGTGTGGAATACCACCGGGCAATGCTGGGGTGTAGCCACCAACGGCGGCGCCGTGGGCAAGGCAGCGGCGGCCTCGACCACTACCGCGCCTGGCTGGCTCTCCTGGCCGGGTGACGGCTCACTCGGCGCTTCCAACTGTTCGGGCTCGCTGGGCATTGGCGAGTATTACTATTCGTCCTTCACAGTCAGCTTGGGCAACACCTGCACGGTGAACGGGTCGAATGTGGGCGGCGCGATCATCCGGGTTACAGGCGCCTGCAGCATTTTAGGCACGCTCACGATCGCGGGCTATGTATCCTCGGCAACGGGCGGCGACTGGGGCGCAACGGGTGGCGGCGGAGGATTTGGCGCAGTGAACGGCACCGCGGCGCCGGCTACTCTCTTCAATAGTTCGACCGTTTCAGTGGGCGGCACCGCAGGTACTTCGGGTGTTTCGGGCGGCGGCGGTAATGCCGTGGCAGTTAACCGGCAATCGCTTTTCATCGGAGAAGGTACAGCCTTCCCGCGTGGCGGCGGACCTGGCGGCGCCGGCGGATCTTCGGGCGGAGCGGCAGGCGCAGGCGGCGGCACCATCGTACTGGTCTGCGGCTCGATCGACTACACCGGCGGCACCATCACGGCCGCGGGCTCGAATGGCGGCGCCGGCGGAGCGAATACGGGCGGAGGTGGCGGAGGTGGCGGCGGTGTCCTGATCCTGGCAGCCAAAACCATCACAGTGGGCGGCGGTTCGCTGGTAGTCACGGGCGGCTCGGGCGGCGCGATCGGTACCGGAACCTCGACAGCGGGCGGCGGCGGCCAGAACGGCTGGACGAAAAGTATCGTGATCCCATGACGTATGGCGGCCTGAAACTTCGCCTTACTCAGATGTTCCCCAGCGTGTCTCTCGACATCGTGGAGGGTTTCTGTAACGACCGCTACCAGGAGATTCTGAGCGAACTACCCTGGTCGAGGCTCACCGTTCAGGCGGTACTCCAGACCGTTGCACCCTACTCGACGGGCACAGCTTCGGTAGTGCTCGGCTCGGCTTCCATCACAGGAGTAGGAACGACCTGGGCGGCCGGCATGACGCGGCGCCAGTTCCGCATCACCAGCCGGAACGAGCAGTACACCTTCACCTTCGTCTCGGCCACGACGGCCACGCTCGACCGGCCGTATGAAGGGCCAACCGCTACTCTCGCGGCTTATTCGATCTCTCAATCCATCTACAGCCTGCCGGCAAATGCCACCATGTTGCAAGAGGACGCCTTTTCCTCCTGGGACTACGGCCCGCTTCGCCGTCTCACCAGTCCGCAATTAGGCCAGTTCTACAACAGTACGGGCTCACCGATGGCCTGGGCAAGTTCGATGGACGACGCGAGTACTCCACCGAATATGGAGGTGAAACTATTCCCCTCTCCCAATCTGGCTATCGGGATTCCCTACGAATACATTGCAGGCGGGCCCGACCTCGCGACCACCACCACGCTCTTGCAAATCTGGATGGAACCGGGCGCCCTGGTCGAAGGCATCACAGCCAAGCTCAAGGCCCATTTGAAGGACTACGCCGGCGCGCAATTTCACAGTGTGGAAGCTGCTCGGCTCTTGAAAGGTATGCGGGCCACAGAGGCGCAAGGCCTCGCACGCTGTGAGCTGACGATGGATCCGTACTTCACAAGGCACCGTAGGTATCGAGGTTGCGGGTAGTGATTGAGGACGAGTGGGAAGAGGCGATTTACGACCTGTGTTCCTGGGACCTTCCCGGGGATGTGCGGAAGCGCGCCCCACTGCGGAGCGGTCGAGTAAGACGCGCTCTCTCTAGGCTTTCTTCTTCGACGACGCGGCGGGCTTCTTCATAGGCTTCGCCTTCGCACTCTTCGCGGGTTTCTTAGCTGTAGGCATCGAACATCAATCTCCTTGAAGCGAGTATGCCAGATTCACTCCTGATCAACGTAGTAATTTCGGCCGAAATGTCACGGACGGATGACCCGGGCGCGCTCATCGTCAAGCTCACCCAGGCCTTCCAGGCGGCAGGTATCAAGCAATTGCGGGCGATCAGCTGGGCACCCGTTCGGGAGTTGAAGCCTTGACCGTTGCTGAAATCAGCTCGCGTGTAATCACCCGCATCGATGACGATCCCGTAACGCCTATTTCGGTGTCGGCCGCGGAAGTACTCGCAGCCATCAATGAGGGCCAGGAACTCGCGGCACTGCTCAGCCTCTGTTTGGAAAAGACGGTAGACTTCCCGCTCTCTGGCTGCTGGTACGCGCAACGCTCGAGCCTGACCGATTTCCTGGTACCGCTCCGAATCACCGTAGCAGGCATCAGGTTGCGGCCGTCAACGTTGGCGGAGCTGGACGCCATGAACCCCGCTTGGCAGGCAACCGCGGGCACGGCGGCGCGATACGCAACCCTTGGGTGCAATCTGCTCGCGGTCACCCCACAGCAGACCGTAACGGCCAGATTTACCTACGCCTATTCGCCGGCGCAACTGCTCGCAGGCGATACGCCGGTGATCCCTGCGGCCAACCATCCGGATTTAGTCGAGTACGGCGTCTACAAATGCCGGCTGAAGGAAGGCGCCCAGCAACTGGCTCGAGGCCTCGGCAACTTCAACACGTTCCTCGACAGCATGCAAAAACTTGGCGACTACACGCGCGCGCGATCGCTGGCGGCTCGCTACGATGTGCAACCGCTCGAGCTGGCCCTGTTCGATCGCTCCAAGCTGGTTTCCGAAATCATCAAGCGACAGGCAAAACTTTCATGAGCGGCGAATTCGACAGCCAGCAGGTGATTACGGAATTGCTTCCCACCTTGCACGCGGACACACGCGCACACCTCTACTTTTGGAGTGAAGCGGACCTGATCCAGTGGTGCGATGAGGCATTGAAGCGGCTCGCAGACGAAGCTATGGTCTTCGTAGAGCGCGACACTTCGCAGACGACTGCCGGCGGCACGGCTATCTATCCGCTACCCTCCCGCCAACTCGCCACGATTCATATCTCCGCTGGAACATCATCCCTGCGGCCGGCAACTGCGATTGAACTGGAAGCCCGCGACCCGGCCTATGCAACCGCCCCGGGCACGCCCGACCATTGGTATCAGGACACCATCGGGCTCGACTCGGTGGGACTGGCGCCCGTGCCAACCACCGCGGTAGCGCTACCACTCATTTGTGTGGTGTACCCGCTTGATCTGGACGTGGCGAAGGTCAACACGCTGGTACAGGCGCCGGCGCCGTTGAAAGGTTATCTGGCCTTTGCGGTAATTGCTCGAGCGTACGGCCGCGAATCGGAAACAGAACAGCCCGACCTGGCGCAGCACGCAACCGCTCGATTGAAGCTCTACGAAGCGGCACTCGTGAAGTACTTCGGGCCCGGTCTTTAACATGGCGTACAAATTAGAGCCCTTGCTTGTCCTACCCGGCGGATTAGATTTACTGGCCCCTGGAGACGCGAAGACCCCACAAGGCGATTCGCTCGACCTGGCAGGGTGGTTCGCGGGCGCACAGGGCAAGCTCGAGCAGGCGCCATCGTTCGGCACATCGCTCACTGTCCCTGGATTCACCTTTATCGACAGCCTTTGCCAAGCGGACGGGCGCGTCTATTACGGCGGCGCGGGCACGGTGGCACAGGTAGGCCGCGCCATTGAAGGCGGCTACGACACTACCTATCCGCTCGGCATGATCTCGCTTGCGGGCTTTTGCTGGATTATGAACCGGGGTACAGGGAAACAGCGGCGCGACAATGGCACAACCCCCTCCGACTGGACGCCCCTTGCTTCGACGGCCGCCCCCACTGTTACCGACCTGGGCGTGAGTGTCGGCACCGGACCGCCCGTACCAGCAGGCCCGAACGGCGGCGCCGGCGCCAAGCTCCACCTCTACGAAGACAACTACCGCATGACGTGGGTTCTCCCCGGCCTGGGCGAAACCAACCCCTCGCCGGCAGTTCTGCTCACGCCCGCAGTGGATCTCAGCACAACGCAGATTGCTCAAGGCGCGGGCACGGTCCCCGCGGGGGCAACCGGCTGGAATATCTACCGGCAGATTCCCGCATACGGCGGCGCCTCGCTCGACGCGAACACGGCGCCGTACCTCGTGAACATAGACGGCCCGATCGCGTTAGGCGCCACGTTCAACGACACCGGCAACCCGATCGACAATTTAGACGACACGTCACTGCTCAGGTTCGGCCAGATCCTCGAGGCGGACCACGACGCGGCGCCGGCGGCAAGCATCATCGCGAACCAGGCCTATAACGGCCGCATTGTGGTTGCCAATTCGGCGGCACACCCTAACCGGATCTGGTGGACACCGGCCTTACAGCCGGCCTTCTTCCGTGGATCCGGTGACGCCTATGACGGTGATTGGCTGGACGTGGGCACCGATTCAGGGGACGCCATTCTTGCAATCACCGTACGGGCGGGTATGTGCGTGATCTACCGGCAACACTCGATCTGGCGGCACCTGGGCGACTTCGGCGCGTCGAATGCCGTGCTCGAGCCCATCGTACCCAACCAGGGCGTTGTGAGCGTGCGGTCTGTAGTCTCGACTTCGGTAGGCGACTACTTCATTGGCAACGATGGAGTGTACAAATTCAATAACGACTCCGCGGCCAAAATCTCGTTAAAGGTTGAACCGCTCTTCCGCGATTTGCCTTGTGAGAATTTCACGACCCTCGATCCGGCCTTCCGTAGTCAATTCGCCATCGGCCACCGCAACGGCCGTATTTGGGTGAGCTGCCCGACTAGCTCAGTCGGCGGTGTAATCCTCATTTACCATATCGAAACCGATCGCTGGTTTTCTGGTGGATCTGGCATGTATTACTCGTACCTCGACACCGGCACGCAATTGCTGGGTGGGGCGGCAACGTCTTTAGTCCTTCCGCTTGAGAGTGCGTACAATTCCAGCGCGGCACTGGGCTATCAGTCAAGCTATCTCGATGCAGACCGGCCCGACCGTGAAAAAACATGGGCGGACCTGGTGCTCGTGCATAACACGCACAATTCGGTCCTCACCATCGAGATTCGCACCAACCGCAACGCCACGGCGTACGACTCGTTTACGCTGCCCACCTTCAGCTCGAATGCCTTAACGCGGCAGATTTTCCCACTGGTCTATCCGGCGACCTATGGGATAAACGCGCTCAGAGGGTTACCGGTTCGGGCACGTAATCTCTCCGTCAGGATCACAGGCGCCGGCGCAGCCACCAACCCGGTAACGATCGATACGCCGCTCTTGCTCCATTACTACCTGGAAGCGCGGAAGGGCAGGACGTTCGACTCAGGGATCATCGACCACGGCTTAGAAGGGGTGGGCACGGTTGACGCGGTGGAGATTGATATTGACAGCACGCCCGGCGTTGTCGGCATGACGATCTCTTCCGACATTCCAGGTGGCGTGATGACGATTCGCTCCTCGGGTACGGTGATCATTCCCGCTTCGACAGGGCGCCAGGTGTTGCGGTTCGTGCTCAAAGATTCCGGCGGCAATTTGGCACCGATCGACGGGCGAAGGTTTCGCTACCAGCTTCAAGGAAATACCGAATTTCAGGTGTATGGATTCCGCGCCAGGTTGCTGCCCGTTGGTGTGTACGTAGACGGCAGTCAACTTGATTCGTGGGTCACAGGATCAATAGTTACGGGGGTTTGATATGGCATTTCGTGTCGTTAATGAACTGAAGGAAATCACGCTCGTCTATTCGAGCAACGGAGTAGCAGCGCTGCAACTGTTTACCGATATGCCGGGCGGAGCGCTGGCTATGCGGCTTCCCACCTCGGCGCCGGCGACGGGTGGAGTCTCGATTCCAACCTCGACCAGCAAGCGGGTTACGCTCACGATTCCCTTCGATGGAATCAGGGCGAAGGAATTCTATCCGCAGATTGTCCCAGGCTCAACCACACAGTTTGAATTGTATAGCGCCGTGATGTACGTGCGACCCATCGGCGTCTATATTGACGGCTCTGCACTCAATGGCGGCGAGGTTTGGCAGACCGTACCGATTGCACCGGGCGCGGGCGGCGGCGGGTAACTCTGAGCTTTCAGCCGGGCGGCGATCGCGCGGCGTATGTCGGCCGCGTTCCTGCAGTTTCGTAGGTCTATGCGGGCGGAAGCGACAGCCCCTATCAGTCCCCGGAGCACAGAGGACCTATCCATGACGGCGCCAGAAGGCTGCGACATTGCCGCGGCTGTTTTCGCGAGCCAGGCGCTATCGGCTGCCGACAAGCGAACCGAAACCGTACTGAGCTGGTCACCTCGGGGCATTGGTCAATTTTAACGAAACATGGGATTCGAGAAAAACTATCTCTTCGGCAAAGTGGACATCGATTTAACCTCGACGGGTTCAGGTGTGTTCACTTTGCAGACCGACATTCCCGGCCGTGCATTGGCGCAGACGTTCAGCTTCACGATTCCATCGGGCACTCGGCGCCCAGTTTCTTCGCGGCTGCCGGGCACCATGCAGGGTCACTACTGCACCGGGCGATACGTACCCGCGGCTGGTGGACAGACGGAACTCTACGGCGTAAGGGTATGGGCCCGGGAGCTGCCAACGGGCCAGTGGGCGTGGTACGTGCTGCCCGTGGTCGAGACGGGGCTCGAATATCAGGCCATCAATCTGCCGGTAGAACCAACAGGTACGAGCTATTCCAAGCTCGAGCTGCCAGTGGAACCTACCGGCGAATCCTTTTCCAAGATGAGTCTGCCGGTAGAACCGACCGAAGAGAGTTTCCAAAAGCTCAGTCTGCCGGTGGAACCCACAGGCGAGAGCTACAGCCCCGTGCAAATTCCGGTGGAACCTACCGGCGAGACGTATTCCAAAATGGCGCTACCCGTGGAGCCAACCAGCGAGACGTACAGCCCGCTATCGATACCCGTTGAACCCACTGGCGAAACGTACTCGAAAATGGCGCTACCCGTTGAACCCACCGAGGAAAGTTTTCAAAAGCTCAGTCTGCCGGTTGAACCGACAGGCGAGACGTACAGCGCGCTTACCGTCCCGATTGAACCGACCGGCGAATCCTACTCTCAGATCAAGCTGCCAGTGAAGAGTACGCCACCCGTTCCTGAATGGGTTGACGTTGGCGTTGACGAATGAACCTGCCGATCTCCCCAATCCGCGGCGTGCCTGATGAACTCCTTCAAGCCCTGAACGATCGTTTCCGCCGGGTGCAAACCTCAGACGGACCGGCCGCCACGGTAGTAACGCGCTTCGGAGGCGGCACCGGCACGACCACGATTGTGGCGGGTGACGATTCGATCACGTTCAACGGTCTGCCTGTTTCCTATACGGCGCCTTACACGATCACAATCACCGCGGGCACAGCAGCCACACCCACTCATCTAACCTCGGTGGCGCATGGCATGGCCACAGGGGCGCCCATCACAATCTCAGGCGCCACTCTCACCTGGGCGGCCCTCAACGACAACTGGGTGGCAACCGTGGTCGATGCCGACCACTTCACCGTAGCTTTCAATGCTCTCGTTCCACTACTCGGAGCGCTCACCGGAACTGTAACAGCAGACGTGTAATGCCCAGCGCAAGCCAAAGTACCGCGGACTTCAAAGGCGATCGCCTTTCGGTCAAGATGTTCGGCGCCAAGGGCGATAACGTCCACGACGATACGCCGGCCTTTGCCGCAGGCATTCGGGCGCTACCGATCGGTGGAACGCTCTATGTTCCCCGCGGCAAGTATCTGTTGAAGGGCACGGGCTCGGAGCTGATCCTCGTCAACCGGCCGGTGTCCATCGTGGGCGAAGGCTGGATGACGCAGCTTCGGATTGACGCCTCGGTGGGCGCGACTACCGATGTCATCCGCGTCTATAACCCAGGCGGCGCCAACGTGGACGCCTTCCTGAATCTGGTTTACAGCGGCTTCTGGATTCGGGCGAACGGCGGAACACCGGCGCGCCATGCGTTCGTCATCGACGGGTCAACCGCCTATATGGCGCACATGACCATCAGCAATATTCTCTTCGGACCCCTGGGCGGTTGGGGAGTCATGCTGATCAATCCGAATTACCTGGATCGCTGGTTTACGTCGATCATCGGGCCCGGGAATGTCATCTATGGCGGCATGAGCCTTGTAGGCTGCGGTGATTCCAACATCATTGTCTACAACACCATCACAGGAGAAAATACCGGCGTTTACGCGGACCTCGTACCGGGCGCCTCAGAGCTGCTGATTCAGGGCAACAACATCACGACGAAGGTAAGCGCGATTCATACGATCCGAGGCAACCGCATTAAGATCCTGTACAACAACATCGAGAATCCGACCGCCAACACCTCGGCCAATCACGCCATGATCGATATCGACGGACAACCGGGCGACCCCTCGCTGAACGTCGAAGTCCGCGGCAACTACCTGGGCGCGGATGTGATCCCAAATATCTCCTGTATCCGGGTCAACTGGGCGGACTATACCAAGATCGACGACAACACTTTTACCTTCACGGGTACTGGTTGGGGTGTAAAGATTGAAGCGAACGCCACCAACACACAGGTAGGCGACTGCAACCGGCCCGTATCCAGTCCGCTTTCGTGGCTGCAAGACAATGCCACCCTGACGTTGCAGACCTCGAAATATTCCGGCCTGCTCTCGGGCTCAGGGCAACGCATCGGCAACCGTATCCTGATGACGGGCTTTACCGGCACGTGGGTAAAGCTGAACGGAAGCGATCGGCGGCTACTGCCGGGCAGCTTGCCACTGGGGACCACGATCAAATTGGCGCTCGATGGAGTGACCGGCCCGATGACCGGAACGCCCACGATCATCACGTACAACGACAATGTGCTTTCACCTCCCCTGGCAATTACCGCGGGCTCTGTAACGGCTGGGCTGATCACCCTTACCACCGCGGCGCGTCAGATCAACCTGCCCACGGCAACGAATGCAAACCCGGTCGTATTCACTGCAAACCACGGGATGCTTTCAGGCGACCCGCTCACCATTTCAGGCTTTACGGGCGCCTGGGCGGCCTGCAATGGCACACCGTTAATCACGGTGATCAACGCCACGACCTTCGCCCTCAATTCGGTCGATTCATCGGCCTTTGGCCCAATCTCGGGAACCGGAATAGGCACGCTTCCTGGGTGCGGTGTTTCCTTCTCACAGACGGCGCCTAATGTCGCTTACGGGTATCACACCCTGACGTTGAATGCCTTGGGCGGCGACAACACCGCGATTGGCTATAACTGCCTGTTCTCGAATTACAGCGGGGCAAGAAATACGGCCGTTGGCTCAGCCGTGATGCAGCTCTCTTTGGGCAGCGACAATACCATCGTGGGTGCGCTCGCGGCGCAGCTCATGACCAATGGCTCCGGGAATACGGCCGTTGGATCGCAAGCGCTCGGGGCGAATCTCACAGGGAATAGCAACACCGCGGTAGGTACGGGAGCTTTACCACTTTGCACGGGCAACACCAACGTGGCAATTGGCGCGCAGTGTGGCGGACATCTAAGTACGGGCGGTAGCAACACTCTGGTAGGCCAGGGTGCGGGATTCAATATCAATACCGGAAGCTTTAACGTCTGCATCGGCGTGAGCGCCGGATATGCGACCGGGGGACTTCCGATCACATCCGGCAGTAATAACACCTGCATTGGAACGGGCTCGAATGTCCACCAGAATACGGCAGTGTATGAAACGGTGATCGGAGCAACAGCAGTAGGGAATGGCGATCACACCGTTACCCTGGGCACCGCGGCGGAAGATGTGTATATTCCTAGCCTCGTTTCAGCAGCAACGCTTGGGACCGATGCGGCCGGCAAGATCATTGTAGGCGCCGGCGGCGGTTCGCCCTCACTATCAACGGCCTCGGCTGCGGCAACCGCCACCCTCACGCTATCGGGCACTGTGACGGATGTCGCAGGAGCAACCGTATCGCTCGCTGCTGGTAAATGGCTGATCACTGCGATATTTGCATTCTCGACCAACCAGGGTGGTACCGCCGTCGGAGTTCTGAATGTGGGTGGCGTTTTACAGGCCGCACAGGCTCAAACGTATAGCCAAGCTGTGGCGGGCAATGAAATAGTGACGGCCGGCCAATGCTGGATTGTCACCCTCGGCGGAACTACGACGGTGAAGCTCCAGGCTTCAATCGGTGGAACGGCTGCGGGTACCTGCCTGATCACCCACACCACCATTAACGCGGTTAAGGTCGCGTGACGCTATGCTGCATTCCTTTTGGCGGCATGGAAGGCGGCCCAACGTTTCCGGGTGGCTTCTGCAATCCGCTTTCGACCAGCCACACTCATTTTGCGTTTCTTGCGGGGTGTAGCTGCCAATTCGGGGACTGGCTTCAGTTTCGGCGGGCGACCGATCCGGGGGACACGCGCCACGGGCACATCAGTAACTTTTATTGCCGCGATCATTCTATCGACTTCGGCTAGTTTGCCCTCATACCCAAGTCTGGCAGCTTGCAGTATTTCCAATTGAGTCATATATGAAGATTCTAAGATTTAACCTTCAACTGGTCAAATACTCCGTGGCTTTGTTTAGGCATAGGGCGAGAGCCTGCGAGTTGCGCGCGAGGGAGCGAAGGCTCTCCCTATCTGCCTATCGGGAGCAACGGAGTACCACTGCGGATTCCAGGTTGAATCAATGAATATTCGAGTTGAATCACCCTTTCCATTTGAAGCTCTACCACGTGTTTATCGCTGGTATCAGACCTTCCGTGAAAAGATCGCTGATGACTTCGCACCAAAGACGCTCGATGAATTCATCCAGTCCCAGTTAATGAAGTGGGACCAACAGCAATCCTGGGCAATCTATGGCGACGGTGAGTTAGGCGGACTGATCACCTTCGAGCGGCTTTCACCCTGGCTCGGCACTGCACATGTGCTGCTGAAACCGGAGTTCCACGGTAAGGGAATAGCGGTCAAGGCCTGCAGGCAAGCGGTAAGTGAGATGTTCGCCTTGGGACTCGGCAAGCTCGAATTCCGGGTACTGGCCGGCAACCTCGCGGTAGGTTCGCTGGTCGTGAATATCGGCGCCAAACGAGAGGGAACACTTGAAGCGCAAACCCTCACCAATGGACAGCCGCGGGACGTTTGGATTTACGGATTAACGAAACAGAGTTTTGAAGGATCACATCATGTCAATGCTATTTGCCCCGAGCGAACAGAAGAGCACAACGACCGGGCAGCAACAGTCTAGCGGCACCACGTCCGGCAGCACGAGCACCCAGGCGACTCTCACGCCTGAAATGCAACAGCTCATGCAGCAGCTTTTGGGGTACTCCAATAAGTCGATGACCGACCCGATGGGGGCAATGGCGCCGATGCGGAATGCGGGCCTGCAGAATATCAATGCCAGCTACGCGAATGTACCGGGTCAAATCTCTTCACAGATGGCCAGCCGCGGCTATGGCAGCTCAGGAGCAATGGGCGATGCGATGTTGAAAACGAATCTCGCCCGTGCAGGCGCACAATCCGGCTTTGAAGGCCAGCTTGCACAGATGGGCCAGCAACAGCAGCAGTACGGCTCAGGCCTCGCGCAACAGCTTCTCAATTCCATGAAGGGCACGACCACCACGGCGGACGGCACCACCTCATCGAGCGGCACCAATTCAGGGACGGAGACAAAGCCCGGCCCGTCGATCTTCGGCACCATCATGGGGCTCGCTGGAACTGTAGGCGGAATGGCAGCGTCTGGCGGCAGCTCGATCGCCGGCAGTTTGCTCGGCCTCTAAAAAGGACTCAACCAATGGCTATCAGCAGCTTTTCCAATCCTATTCCCGATCTGGTTCAAGGCCTGTTACAAGGGCATGCGCTCGGTTTGCAGATGCACAACCAGAAGCAGGCGGACCAGAAGTTTAAGACGGACCAGGCATTGCGCCAGCAGAACATGTCCATGCAGGACATTTTTAACCAGCAGGCGCTAGGAGAGATGGGGCGGCCAGTGAGCCCTATGGGCACGGTCACAAGCCCGGGTGTTCAGTCGATGTCCACCGGAGTACCAATCGCTGGACTGGATACCCAGGCGGGGAATCCGGACTACACCCGGAAGGCGGACGCCTCCCGCACGGTGAAGTACACCACCGCGCAGGGCAATAAGATGTCAACCGAACTCTACACGCCAGAGGAACAGGACCAGGCGGCGGCGAATAAGTCCCAACTCCTCAAGCGCGCGAATTCAACTACGTTGCGGCTCTCTCCGGAAGACCAGGCGAAGTACGGGCTTCCCGCGGACTTTCCGATTCCTAATGATCACGTCGCGCAGTATCTCAATTCGCGCGTAACGAACGACACCCGGCAGGGAATAGCGGACAGCAACAACCAAACGAAGGTAGACACCAACGCCCGCACCAATGACACCCGCGAGAACAACAACGCGAACACCAACAGCACCCGCCAGGACATTGCGGCGACGAACAATATCACCAAATCCGATATCGCAGCAGGGGTACAGACCGGCGCAAATTCGCGCAACGACAACACCAACGCCACGCGCGTGCAAGTTGGAGCGGGGAACAACGCGGCTACCCTCGGATCGGCCAACATTCGGGCAGCGGGCACGGGCAACGGACGAACAGGGCAACCGACACCAGGGCAAGCCGGCGTACAGAATCGTTTCGATCAGAAGCGGCAGGATCTCGCACAGAAAACGATTTCAACTATTCAGGCCAAAGAGAACGCACTCCACGCGCAACGGCTCCAGATCGGCCAGACCCTTGGGGCGATGAAGCCCGCCGACCAGGAGGCAGCCAAGGCCAAACTGAATACGCTTGGCTTCCAGATCGGCGCCTACCAGACCCAGAAGGCCAAAGCGGCCGGCGCGGCAACTCCGCCCCAGGACATTCAATCGAAGATTCCCGAAGGCCAGCAGGCTACGGGACCAGACGGCCACACCTGGATGAAGAAGGACGGCATTACCTATTTCGTGAAATAACATGGGCGACCTCGGGCACGGCTGGAAAATCAGCGGCGTCGATCAGACAGACGCCACAGCTCCGCCCCCAGTCGATTTAGGGAAGGGGTGGAAGATCGGCACGGCAGCCGCGGCGCCAACCACGCCAGCACCGGCGGCAGCTCCACCACCCGTTCCCGATACGAGAACCGGCCCGCAGATTCAAGCTGAAGAACTCGACCCGCGTACCAACCTCCCCCGCACGGCAACGCCTCAGCTCCTCTCAACTCAGCGCACAGTAGCGGCACCTCCCCAGGTAGACGACCGCTCGGACGCCCGCAAATTCCTCGAGGACCCACTGATCAGTTCGAGCGATATCGACCGGGCAATCCCTCACAACCTGGCGGACGAAGCCGCGCACCCGATTCTGACGGCACCGTTTGGAATAGCTCGAGGACTCCTCAAGGGCGCGGCCGGAATGACAAGCCCCTTGAATGCGGGAATCGTGGCAGCGACCGGAGGCCTCGGGATGGCGGCGGAAGCGACTACGGCGGCGACTGCTCAAGCTGCCCGTGTGGCTCAGTCCGGATTATCTGCCATCTTCGCGACCCAGGCCGGCAAAGCGGTATGGGACCAGGCGCCCGAAGTGGCACGTCTTTGGAAGGCGGGCGATACTCAAGGCGCGTTAGAAGCTGGCGGGCAGACCCTCATCAATGCCGCAATGGCGGCCGGCGCCGTGACGCATGCCGCGGGCTCATTAAGGCGAGCTGCCGAAATCGGCAAGATTGCCCGAAGCCTGCAGTCCGATCTAAACGCCCGGCAGCCAGCCGAACCCCCTCAACGGCCCGCCGGATACCTCGAGGCGCCACCGGAACCGGCAGCACCACCGGCAGAGCCCAGACCGGCCGCGGCACTACCGCCGGCACCCGACGCCGCTAAAGGCTGGAAGATCGGCGCCGATGTCTTCGACCATGACCCGGTAGAAATCGCTCAAGAAAAATGGATCCGCTCCCAGGAGCAGGCGGAGATTGCCAGACGCAACCCGCCGGCAGAGCCCCAGGTAGCAGCGGAAGCACAGCCACAACCGCCAGAACCTCAGCCACAACAGCCAGTTACCGTACCCGTTCCGCAACAACAGACTGTAGCTGAAAAGCCACAACAGGCCAACACGCTAACGCCCCAGGGTGTACCCACAGAAGGTACACCCGCACCCGAAGATACGGCACTCCTCGACGCGATCGCAGGCAAGCCTTTTGCGAAGCTCTCACCAGCCGAAAAGGAACTGACCCGAACGATCGCGGCACGTTTGAATCAGCCGGTACCGGAAGCTCACCAGGAGACACCCGCCGAACCCGGGCAGGGATGGCGCGCACCTCGGCCGGAAGAAGCGGCACCCGCGGCACCATCACCACCGGCAGAGCGCGCGCAACCCGCCCAACAATTCGGCGCAGACTCGAAAGCCCCTCCTGCCGCTACTGCCGCTACTGCCGAACCTGCCGCTATCGACCTTGGAAAGGGTTGGAGTGCAACGCCGGTAGAATCCCGCCCGGCGGTACCGGAACCGAAGGCGGAGGCCCCGGCGGCGCAGCAGCTCACACCACCCGAAGACCGCAAGCCCGGGTGGGTCGGTAACGTTCACCCCTCGGAATTGACGGTA